GAGCCTCTGATTTGGCCGCACAAGCCGACATGGTGCTATCTATCTACCACGACATAGAAGCCAAGACGTATGACGTCCGTACGGTCAAACACAGGCACATTGGGGAGGATGACTGGGTTCACTTTGTATACAAGCTAAATTCGGAACAACCCGGACAGATTGCCATTGAGCAGATAGCAAACGCAGGTACCGAATCAGACGTGTTAGATCGGATTGTTCAGTTCGTGGCAGACAATCCCGGTAAGACCAAAAGCGCTATCTGTGCTGGCATCAAGAAGGGCAGAAACTTAGTGTGGGACACCATATCTGATGCGGTCACATTGCAGCTTATTGAGTGCCGAGAAGGGAAGTATTACAGGCGTTAAAAGGTGTACTGAAAATGTGTATCCCCTTAAGAATATTTATAAGTACACATTTGTATAAACCCCCCTCTCTCAGACTCTCACCCCCTACCCCGAAGAGAGGGGTAGAGGGGTAGTTAAAAGAGCGAACCATGTACCTGGCGCTAAGGCGCCGGTACAGGTATCGCCAAGAAAGAATAGAAACAAAATGGAAAGACGGAAACTCAAGTTCATGACATGGGACGAACTGCAAGCGGCGGCACTGGTTGAACGACAGGATCCAAAGTGGGAGCGCAAATGGCACGCTGTCCGTGCTTGGCTTTTGTACGGTGGCAAGGTATCTCTGAAGCGTTGGGTAAACCGTGAAGACAAAGAAACCTACCTCCGCCTAAAGGATGGCAAGGTTGTCTTGGTTCATTGGGATGGAACATGGCAACCATTCTCAACCCTTGACGGATTATCAAAGTATGACGAGTATATTTTGATTACATACGACCATGCTGGTTTTGAAAAGGTGCATCAAGGACGGCTGAAAAAGAGCGTTTGACAATATCCACCGGGTGGGTATATAACGATGTGGCAATAGTGCCAACGACCGGGCGGTAGCCCAAGGAGTTTGATAATGGGATTCTTTGCACAGCATGGGAAGTATTCGGAAGGTAGCGGGAAAAAGTTCTCCGTTGCCGAGCAGGGCATTTACATTTGTGCCCTCATTGATTGCGAAGCCGTACAGGGTAAGAGCTTTGACGATCCAAACGTTCTTGAACCCAACTTTAAGTGGGTGTTTGAGACTACTGAAGTTGGTGACGATGACGGCCAGCCTTTTAGATTCATCCAGTACACCAAAACCTACTACGGGAACGAGAAAGCGAAACTGACAATCCTGCTTGATGGCATGGTTGGACGGATGACTAACGCGCAGTTCGGCGCACTTGACATCGAAGCGCTCAAAGCCAAGTCATGGCAAGTAGTCGTAGGTACCCGCCAGAAGATGAACGGGGAACTTACCAACGTCATTGAGACAGTCAAGCCTGTAAAGGTTGCAGCTACAAAGCCCCTGAAAAAGGCCGTAGTCGTGGCTGATGACATCGCGGATCCGTTTGACGAATAGTGCGTAATCACTACACGGTCGGCAAGCTTGACGCGCTGGCGGTAATCGAAGACTGGAACCTCGACTTCGTCAGCGGTTCTATTCTCAAATACCTACAGCGGCAGGAGCATAAAGGGCAGGCGGAAGAAGACCGGTACAAAGTACTTTGGTACGCCGCTTACCTTGTGACACGCTCCAGGGAGTATGCCGACCGGGTAGTAAACGATGCAAGGGAGATAAGTAAATGAGTACATATACAAGCATTGAAGCACTTGAGCTGCTTATTCAAGGTAAACGATTGCGTCGAAAAGGTTGGGGACATGATTACGCAATGATTACGCGTAACAAAGTTGACGGTGAGACGCATAGTTTTATTCAGCATGTAATAGATAGAAATGGAGTAATACATACTTCAGAATTATATATGAGAAATTTGCTATGTAATGATTGGGAGATTGCTCCAAACGAAATGCCATGTCACTGCTGTAAAACGATTGTGAAGCGCTGGTAATGGCAATAGCATTTAGTATCGAAGAAAAGAAAGAGCGCATCCGGCAAGCGATGGAAATCTACGCCACTACCGGATCATGGTCTAACGCTGATAACATCGTACGCCGGCAGAGCGTTGAGAAGTGGGTACGGAATACGGAGCTGCTCGCCTACGCAACAAGCCTTGGTTACCAGCAGATGTGTACCGATGAGGTGGCAACCTTTGCGCCACCTACAGCGCACTACACCGCCCGTATCGCTTTCTCTGGTGCTTTGGTGCATATGAGGGATGGCAAGTACGTTTGCCGGGATGGCGCAAGAATCCACTATGCCGTACAGCACGGACAGATGGTGATGTACAAACTTGACGGTGCAGGGAACAGGCATCATGCAGGGCCTGCTTACTTTAAAGGTGCTGATGTCATGGCTAATGACTGGATGTTAATAAGATGACATCTGAGTGTTATTACTGCGGTGGTTTATATTGTCATTCAAGCGCTGCAGTAGGTGACCACTTCCCAGAGCCACGGTGTACCGGAGGCACAGAAACCGTACCTTGTTGCAACGCCTGCCATGACATGAAAGACCGCATCCCGTTTGCTGAGTGGAGATCAGGCGCACTAACAGAAATAATGAACGATTGGCATAAGTTTGGAAGATATACGCGTATATTTCTTGCATCGTATGTGTGTCTGACTTCAGGGGTTACAGGAGATAAAAAATGAGATTCGGAGAAGTGATACAAGCCTTGATGGCTGGTGGCGGTAATGCCGTATGGCGCGGTGAGTGGGGAGGAGCCGTATTCTTGCGATACTCCGAACTGTGGAACGTCTTTGAACTGCACGGACCACAAGGACGGGTCACGCAACTTGAAGAACTTAGCCTGTCCCCTGGTGATTTGTTCGCTAACGATTGGGCTATCGTTGTACTTGATCCACGAACCGGGGAGGTTGCAAGATGACATGGACACAAGCCGTAAGGGCAATGCGTAAAGGCCACAAAGTTAAACGGCAATCATGGGATGCCCATGCTGGATACCTTTGGATTTCTTTATCAAAGGTAGATGCACGAAGAGATGGATACGGAATATGCGAGTTTATAAACTCTAGCGACGATCTAAAAGGATTAGCAAAAGTATATGAGCAAATGGGGGTAAATGTTTCGCCGTCATTCCATATAAATCGTGCTATGGCAGAAACACTGGCAACCGATTGGGAGGTTGCCAAATGATACCTTTTGCTTTTGGTGCTTTGGTGGGGGCTGGATGCGTGGTGGTATGGTCGGAACTCTATACCCGCTGGCTGTATGCTGATGTGAAGCGCAGGGCGAAACAGCAAGGCATCACCGACCGTCAAATGAGAGATGCCCTCATATGGGCAACGACCGAAGAAATCGAGGACAGCCTTGGCAAATAGGATTATCAATAAGGAGATTGAGCAGGTCGCTATTGACCTGCTCAAGCATCACCCACGCAACGCTAACAACGGCGATGTGGAAGCCATCAAGAAGAGCCTAGCAGTCAATGGCTGGTACGGCTCTGTGGTCGCTAACCTGAGTACTAAGCACATCCTAGCGGGAAATCATAGGGTCATGGCTGCCAAGGCGCTAGGCTGGGAAACCGTACCCGTGCAGTGGGTCGACGTTACACCAGAAGAAGAGCTACGGATTCTTGTTGTAGATAACCGGACTACCCGTATCGGGCAAGATGACACCACCAAGATTACCGACATCCTCGCTGAGCTTGCGAATACGCCTATCGGCCTTGAAGGTACGGGGTACGGTGCTGCCGACCTTGATGCTTTGATTGATGAACTGGCGGGTATGACTGAGCCTGCCGAGTTGCTAACCGATCCAGACGAAGTGCCGGAAGAAGTCGAGACACGATGCCAGCCGGGAGACCTTTGGATTCTTGGTCGGCATCGATTGCTTTGCGGTGACAGTACAAAGGCTGATGATGTGGCACGGCTGATGGATGGTGCGCTTGCTGACTTGTACCTTACTGACCCGCCATATAACATCGGTTACGAGGGTGGTTCAAAAAAGCGTGACTCCATACAAAATGACCTAATGGACAAATCGACCTTTAGGATGTTTTTGTTTAGTGTATATACAAATGCTTTTGATGCTATGAAGGATGGTGCTTCATTTTATATATGGCACGCTCCTACCGAAGCCTACGAGTTTATAGGGGCATTGAAAGACATCAATCAATGTTTTCGTGAACAGTTGATTTGGAATAAAGATAACTCAATGTTTGGTCGGCAAGATTATCATTGGAAGCACGAACCATGCCTATATGGCTGGAAGGATGGTGCTGCTCATAGTTGGTACACAGACCGTAAGCAGACAACAGTGCTAGAGTTCAAGCGCCCATCACGCTCGGAAGAACACCCAACCATGAAGCCAGTCGAGTTATTTGAGTATCAAATTGGTAACTCATGTCAACCTAATGGATTGGTGCTTGATACGTTCTTAGGGAGCGGGACAAGCATCATTGCAAGCGAGAAACTTGGCATGAAGTGCTACGGTTTGGAACTTGACCCGCATTATTGCGATGTCATTATTCAGCGATGGGAAAACGCCACAGGGCAGAAGGCGGTGCTAGATGAAGGGTAAGCCATACAAGTACAACGAAGAGGTCGTACAGCGCATCACACAGGCACTGAGGGCAGGGAATACCCGCCGAGCATCTTGCGCCTATGCTGGTATTTCTGAAGATACCTTTGCCGTCTGGCTAAAAGACATTCCGGAGTTCTCGGATTCTATTAAAAAGGCAGAGGGTGATGCTGAGGTACGCAACGTGGCTATCATCCAGAAAGCAGCTGACAGCACTTGGCAAGCGGCGGCGTGGTGGCTTGAACGCAAGCATAAGCAGGACTGGTCATCAAGGGTAGAACAGACCGGCGCAGACGGTAGCCCGGTCAAGGTCATTGTGGAATACGCAGACAAACCATAATGCCAGACATACGATTGGTACTACCTCGACCTCATGAAGCACAGCAGGTGATAATGGCACAGGCAAGGCGCTATAACGTCCTTGCCTGTGGCTGAGTAGGTCGAAGATTCGGTAAAACAACCCTTGGCGGTAACTTGCTCAGTGACCCGGTACTGCAAGACGGCTTGCCCTGCGCTTGGTTTGCCCCTACCTACCGCTTGCTAGAAGAGGCATACGCGGATCATAAGCGCATCTATGCTCCGGTTATCCGCAGGGCTGTACAAAGCCCCGCACCACGCATCGAGCTTATAACCGGGGCAGCCATCGACTATTGGACGCTTGATGACCCTAGCACGGTAGCACGTGGCCGTAAGTACAAGCGGGTTATCATTGATGAAGCGGCAATGGCAAGGCATCTAGAGCAAGCCTGGACGGAAGCCATACGCCCAACGCTTACAGACTACAAGGGGGACGCGTTCTTCCTTAGTACGCCTAAAGGCTCTAACTACTTCCGTACCCTTTACAATCAAGCCAGCACCGATGCCGACTGGATGTCTTGGCAGATGCCGACCACGGCTAACCCTTGGATTGATGCCGATGAGGTTGCTAAGGCTGGTGAGTCTCTGCCATCGATTGCTTTTCGTCAGGAGTATCTAGCGGAGTTCGTGGATGCTGCGGGAGCGCGTATCAAGCGGGAGTGGCTACGGTATGGTGATTGCCCTGAAGGGCTACCTACCTACATCGGGGTAGACCTTGCCATCAGCACCAAGAGTGAAGCAGACTACACGGGGGTGGCGGTTGTATCCCGTGGTGAAGATGGGACGATTTACGTTAGAGACATCAACCGTACCCGCGCTGACTTTGCAGCTGTCCTGCGGTTCATTGAAGCCATGGCCGATAAGTGGAAGCCAAGCATGATCGGCATCGAGCAGGTGCAGTATCAAGCCGCTGTCGTGCAGGAGCTTCTAAGGCGTACGAAACTGCCTATCCGGGGGATACGCCCAGACAGGGACAAAGTGACCCGCTTTGCCCCGCTTGAAGCCCGGTACGAGCAAAGCCAAGTGATGCACTGCCAAGGGCTTCCGGCTTACTTCGAGGATGAGCTGCTGTCCTTTCCTGTTGGTAGGCATGATGACGTGGTGGATGCCCTGGCGTACGCTTGGCAGGTGTGCGGATCCAAGCGAAGTTGGGGAGCCGTCTAAAAATATATATCCCTATACCCTTGCAAGATATACACGCGCGGTGTATATTATCTACATCAAGCAGGGAGATAGAGAGATATGGAAAACTACTTCGACTTTTACGTTATCAAGGTTTCAAGCACACGCAAGACAGACCTTAAGAAAGCCGGCATCGATGCCGCAGACATCAACTCGGTATTCGATGGTTATGCTCAGTATGGCCGCAACAGCTACCGCCGCTACATCTACACAAGCAGTGTAGGCTTTCAGTCAAACGTTGCTGGTGGACTCAACGAAGAATCACAGGCCATCATTGCTAAGTACCACGCACTCGGACTTGATGTAGATACTCAGTACATCACCAGAGACTAAACACAGGAACCGCCACAGGCCCCCGCAAGGGGGCTTTTTCTTTTTGTGGGATACTGGGAGCATGGGTATCTTTGACCGCTTCTTAGGCCGTAAAGCCGCAGCCAACCCGACACAAGCACTCCCGCTGCCGTTGTCTCAGTCTAGGGACATCTACCTAACCGGTTACGGCTCTGGTCAGCTGCAGACATTGCTACGCCGGGCGCTCCCTGGAAGTACTAAGGACTGGGCGCGTGTAGCCGGTGACCTTGGGCTGAATGGCGTTGTTGCTAGTGCCATTGACTGGTACGTTCGGAACTACCCACAGGCCACGCCGCGCTACTACCGCCCGGTAGACAGCCAGCAAGCAGAACCGGTGGAAGACCACCCGGTATTGCAGCTCATGGCGCAACCGGATCCGATGATTATGGGGTCTTTATTCTGGGGCTGGTGCATTCAGGACTACAAATTATTCGG